TGTGCAACTGAACAGGGCATGTTGGTTCGTATAGTGGATAAACTCTCAAGACTTTCTACCTTCGTTTCTTGTGGTAAGTTACAAGTAGAAAACGAAAGTTATAAGGACGCAATAGTTGACATCATCAACTACTGTGTGTTATTATATGGATTCACCCAACAAAAAGAATCTCCAAATAGGGTTGAGTACACGGTTTCATCATCGCAATATTTAGCGGAATAATATGCAAAGAACATATACAAATGTCTTATGTAGAGGAAACAAAATTCTTTACAGAGGTTATGACGTAAACAACGAGAGAATTCATGAAGCCATAAACCACAAACCAACACTATTTACCGAGTCAAGAAAGGACTCGGAGTGGAAATCATTAGATGGGAAATCTTTACAGCCGGTAGTTTTTGATTGTATCAATGATTGTAGAGATTTTCTAAAAGATTATAGTGATGTTAGTGGTGTAACACTGTATGGAAATGATAATTATATTTACAATTATCTGGAGACACAAGACTCTTGCCACCCAAGGTTGGAAGATCTAAATGTTGCTTATATCGATATTGAAACAGAATGTGAAAACGGATTTCCTTCTGTAGACCAAGCAGATCAAAAAGTAAATGCGATAACAATTAAAACCAAGTTTGACGGGAAGTATGATGCATTTACTTTTTGTACAGAAGAGGCAAAGCCAGTAAACGAACGACATTTTGTTTCTGTTCATATGTCAGAAAAATCTTTGTTTTATGATTTTATCAAATGGTGGAATGAAAAAGATTTTGATATAATCACAGGATGGAATATCAATTTCTTTGATATTCCATATCTTGTCCATAGAATCAATAATATTATGGGACCAGATGCTGCAAGCGATCTGTCTCCTTGGAAGTATATAAAATCACGCAAAGTAGTGATCATGAATAAAGAAAATATCACATATGAATTATGTGGTATTTCTACTCTTGATTACTATGATCTATACAAAAAATTTACATTCGTAAACAGAGAAACATACAAGTTGGATCATATCGGATTTGTTGAGCTTGGAGAAAAGAAAGCCTCTTTTGATGGATTTGATACTATTCAAGATCTCTATAAAAAAGACTTTTCCAAGTTCATTGAATACAATCATCAAGATGTTCTTCTTGTTGAAAAATTAGAAAACAAACTTAAACTTCTACAATTAGCAGTAGATCTGGCATATTCATCAAAAGTGAATTTTTCTGATGTGTTTTCTCAAGTTAGAATGTGGGATTGTATTATTTATTATCATCTTTACAATAAAAAAATTGTAATTCCACAAAGAAGAATTAAAGAAAGTTCTAAGAATGCACAATTCACAGGAGCATATGTCAAAGATCCGATAGTTGGTATGCATAATTGGATTGTGAGTTTCGATTTGGATTCTCTGTATCCTTCTCTCATTCAATTATTCAATATTTCTCCCGAGACAAAGAAACATTTCCACGCAAAACAAAAGTTTACAGTGGATGATATTTTAAATAAAAAAGATAATGTCAAGTCGCTCATAGATGCAGGAGCAAAGAGAAATTCGTGTATGAGTGCGAATGGTATTTTCTTTGATACAACAAGACAGGGCTTTCTTTCTGAACTTATGGAAAAGATGTACAAAGAAAGAAAGATGTATAAGAATAAGATGCTTGAATGTAAGGCTAGACTAAAAGAAGAAAAGGATAGTCTTACAGATAAAGAAAAAAGGCAATTAGAACTTGATGTTGTAAAATATCACAATTATCAATTGGTAAGAAAGATCAATCTGAATTCGGCATTCGGAACTGTTGGTAATCAATATTTTAGACACTTTGATATTGATCTTGCAGAAGCAATCACCCTCTCTGGTCAATTGGTCATTCGTTGGATCGAAAGAAGATTGAATGTTTACTTGAACAAAACACTAAACACAAAAAATCAAGATTACATTATTGCTTCTGATACAGATTCTGTTTATATTTGTTTAGATCAAGTTGTAAAGAAATTCATGTCATCAATATCACATGATAAACAATTAGTCACAACAAAATTAAATAATTTTTGTAATGATATAATTGTTTCTTTTATACAGAAACAATATGATGAACTTAAAGAATATTTAAATTGTCCAGTTCAAACTCTAAACATGAAAAGAGAAGGAATTGCAAACAAGGGTGTCTGGACTGCAAAGAAAAGATATATGTTGAATATCTTTATGGGAGAAGATAATATTCTTCTTGACGAGCCTGATATCAAGATCATGGGCATCGAGGTTGTTAGGTCTTCTACTCCACAACCAGTGAGAAAAGCACTGAAAGAGTGTATTTCTCTTATACTCAACAAAGACGAAGATTCTCTTATATCTTATGTTGAGAATTTCAAGAAAGAATTTTTCTCTATGCCTGTTGAGGACATATCTTTTCCTAGATCTTGCAATGATGTCAATAAGTATTTTGATCCTGTCAAGATTTATAAAAAATCAACACCTATTGCAGTAAAGGGAGCATTGATATACAATCATGCATTAAAAAATAAGAAACTATTTAAAAAATATTCTACTATTAAAGACGGGGAAAAGGTAAAGTTTGTTTACTTAAAGGAACCAAACACAGTAGGTGCAAAAGTTATTTCTTTTTCTATCCGTCTTCCTGAAGAATTGGGTCTACATAATTCTATAGATTATGAAATGCAATTCCAAAAAAGTTTTGTTGATCCGTTGAAGGGGATTGCAGAATGTATTAATTGGAATATGGAAAGAACATCTACATTAGAACAATTATTTGTATAGGAGATATTATGGATTTTTTGAAAAAAGTGATAAAGAGTTCTGGTAACGAATTTGCGTCTATTGTTGAGGATGGATTGGATGCTAGTGATGTAAAGGATTATGTTGATTCTGGTAGTTATATCTTTAATGGTCTTCTTTCTGGTAGTATTTACGGTGGTATCCCTGACAATAAAATTATTGCTCTTGCAGGGGAATCTGCTACAGGGAAAACTTATTTCAGTATAGGAATTGTAAGAAGTTTCCTAGAAGAGAGAGAAGGATCTGTTGTTTTATATTTCGACACAGAACAAGCAGTCACAAGCGAAATGTTCAGAAGCAGAGGAATAGATCCCTCAAGGGTAGCAGTATTTCCTGTAGCTACTGTAGAAGAATTTAGAAGACAAGTTATTTCTGTTGTTGACAAATATATGGAAATGCCAGAAGCAGAAAGAAAGCCAATGATGCTTGTTCTTGATTCTTTAGGTATGTTGTCAACAGAGAAAGAAATGGGTGATACAAGTGAAGGAAAGAATGTTCGAGATATGACTCGAGCACAAGTTGTAAAATCAATTTTTAGAGTTTTAACTATAAAATTAGGAAAAGCAAAGATTCCTATGATTATTACAAACCACACCTATGATGTTGTAGGAGCATATGTTCCCATGAAAGAAATGGGTGGTGGGGGTGGTCTAAAATATGCGGCAAGTATTATTGTTTATCTTTCAAAGAAGAAAGAAAAAGTGGGCAATGAGGTTGTTGGTAACATAGTACACTGTAAACTTTTCAAAGGCAGATTTACAAAAGAAAATAAAATGGTAGATGTTCTCCTCAGATATGATTCTGGTTTAGATAGATATTATGGATTGGTTGACCTCTGTCTGAAACATGGTATACTGCGCAAGGTGTCTACCCGCATAGAGTTGCCTGACGGCAGCACCGTATGGGAAAAAAACATCAATGAAAATCCAGAAAAATATTTCACAAAGGAAATGCTGGATAAAATCGAAGAAGCTGCTAAAAAAGAATTTATGTACGGAAGTGATAACCAAGAGGTAGAAATTGACATCAGCGAAAACAATTGAATCTCTTATTATAGAGAATCTATGTGTAAATGAGGAATACTCAAGAAAAGTTCTTCCTTTCATAAAGGAAGAGTATTTTCATGATACAACCGAAAAAGAGATTTTAAAATTAGTACTTAAAAATATTATTAAATATAATAAATTACCATCGAAAGATACATTACTTGTTGGTTTATCAAATAACAAGTCGCTAACCCAACAACAATACGAATCTTGTATTTCTTATATAAAAGATTTGGAATTTTCCCCTTGCATCAATGATGATTGGCTAATAGATGAAACAGAAAAGTTTTGTAAAGATAAATCGATTTACAATGCTGTTCTAGAATCTATTCATATCATTGAGGGAAAAGACAGGGAAAAGACTCCAGATTCTTTACCAAGTATTCTATCAGAAGCTTTATCTGTATCGTTTGATACAAATATCGGACATGATTATATTAAAGATGCTGAAAAGAGATATGATTTTTATCAGAAGGTAGAATACAAGATACCATTTGACCTAGACTATTTCAATTCTATTACAAACGGCGGGGTAACACCAAAAACATTAAATTGTGTGATTGCAGGAACAGGTGTCGGCAAGTCTCTGTTTCTGTGCCATCATGCATCTAATTGTTTACTACAAAATAAGAATGTATTGTATATTACCTGTGAAATGGCAGAGGAAAGAATTGCAGAGAGAATTGATGCAAATATTATGGATCTTACCATAGACGAGTTAAAAGAATTGCCGAAAAATGTTTATGCAAAGAAATTATTTCAATCTACCCAGGGGGTATCTGGTAAATTAATTATCAAAGAATATCCTACAGGTTCTGCACATGCTAATCATTTTCGACATCTACTGCATGAATTAAAATTGAAACTTAAATTTGTTCCTGATGTTATTTTTATTGATTATCTGAACATATGTGCTTCTTCTAGATTTAAATCTGCAAATGTAAATATGTACACCTATATTAAAGGAATCGCAGAGGAACTGCGAGGACTTGCAATTGAATATAAAGTTCCTATTTTCACTGCCACACAAACAAATCGACAGGGCTACAATAATAGTGACATGGGACTTGAAAATACCTCCGAAAGTTTTGGATTGCCTGCAACTGTAGATTTTATGTTTGCTTTGATCGGGTCTGATGAACTTGATGAAAAAAATCAAATAATGGTAAAACAATTGAAAAATAGATACAGCGATTTATCAACAAACAGAAAGTTTGTTATTGGTATCAACAGAGGAAAAATGAAACTATTTGATGTTGATGAGTCCGAACAAGCAGGGCTTATCAGTACAGGTTCTGATGATGACATTGGGTTAGACGGTCTAACCAGTTTTAGTAAGAAGTTTTCTTTTAGAAAGGATTTTTCATGAGTCAAGAAAAAAATGCAGATTGGGCAATTGAGAAGAATAAGAACGAACCTTGGTATTTTAAGTTCTCTGAAATTCCTGTGATTCGTGATGATGATTTACAAGAATGGGAAGAATGGGCAAAAAAGGCATTTCTTGATTCTCAAGCGGAAACCAATAATGATTGAAATTTCAGAAGAGAGAAAAAAAGAACTATACATCAAAGCAAAGAAAGAAATAAAGTCAAAGAATATTCCAATGGACCCTGAGACATTTGAGGCTCTTGTGACTAAATTATATAAAGAATATCTAACCAAAGAATCAAATGACTGACTATATAGACAGGCAATTCATAAACATAGCTGCAAGCCGTCTTGATCGTTTTAAATGGAAGAAGAACGATCTTGCCAATTGTAGGTGTTGTTTTTGTGGTGATTCTTCTAAAAACAAAATTAAAGCTAGAGGGTATTTTTATAGAAAAAAGAATAACTTTTTCTATAAATGTCATAATTGCGGAGTCAGTGTAAATCTTTATAACTTCTTAGAAAAATTAGATCCTAATCTATGTAAAGAATATGCAATCCAACGATGGAAAGATGGACAAAATGGTAATAGTAATTACAAGAAGCCAACGATAGAAATAAGTTTTGAAACTGAGAAAAAGTTAAATAAAAATATTCTATCAGGATTGCCGACATTATCTTCTTTGGAAAATGATCATCCTGCATATGAATATGCTAGAAAAAGAAGAATACCAAAGAAATATTTTGATATATTGTTGTATTCTGAAAAATTCAATAATTTAATAGAATCAAATTCAATCAAAAAAGACGAGAGGATTGTTATTCCTGTATATGATACACAAAACAATCTTCATGCATTTCAGGGAAGATCTATACATTTTTCTCCTATCAAATACATAACTAAAAAGGTTACAAATCAAAGAATTTGGTTCGGACAAAAAGATATAACAGACGATACTGTTTTTGTTACAGAGGGTCCGATAGATTCTATGTTTATTCCAAATTCTGTCGCCACTCTTGGTATGTCAAATTGGAGAGAAATACCAGAAGAGTTACAAAAAAAGAATTTAATATTTGTTCTTGATAATGAACCAAGAAACAAACAAGTTACAGAAATTATGTTGCAAATTGTAAAGGAAGGATATAAGATATGCATCTGGCCTAAAAACATCATAGAAAAAGATATAAATGAAATGATAATGCATGGGTATAAACAACAAGAATTAAAAAGTATTATATTAAAAAATTCTTATGATAATCTTGAAGCCACTTTTTTAATTAATATTTGGAGACAACATGACTGAAGAATACGAAAACTATGATGATAACGAAGAAGAAACCTTTGAGGATCAATTGGAAAATCTTTCTGACGAAGAAATAGAAAACAATCCAAAAAAAGCAGAAAAAATTGCAGAAGCATACATCGCATTTTCGGAAAACTTTTCTCAATACATCAAAGGAATAGATAAGGAATTGTGGAGAAGAGCAGTCGATTATGCAAAATCATGTGCAGAAGAAGATGTAGACGGTGTTAGTTTTAGATATTCAGAGGACAACGATGAGGAAGAATAAAGAAATATTTTTAGGTAAGATGTCATTTTTATCTGATCCTTTTATTAATCTAACTGAAACTACCTTACATGGAGCAAATCCTAATTCTGATACAGGATTGGTGACTTATGTAGATGTTCTTGATTGTGGACACGTTTCATATGTTGACCACATGGGAACCGATTTGACTGTAGTGAATGCTGCTCGAGTTTCCTTTTCAAAAGAAAGTACATGGATTAAGAAAAAAATCTATGATTACATAGAAGAGGCAGATGAACATGTTTTAGAAAGAGATGCATTATCAGATAGAGATAAGAAGTTAATTTCATATCTTGCAGAACATAATCACTGGACTCCTTTCGGTCATCCTCAAGTCACAATCAGAATTAAAACTCCTATTTTTATACGAGCACAACTAGGTAAACATCAAGTTGGTTTGGTCATGAACGAGATAAGCAGAAGATATGTAACATATGAACCAGAATATTACACTCCTGCTTGGAGAACTGCTCCTACTGATGGGGCAAAGCAAGGAAGTTCTAGTTTTATGTTTGATACAGATAGTGAAGAGAAATGCAAAGAATTAGATAGAAAATACGAATCAATTGTTGATTCCTGTCATGCAATGTACAACGAATTGATAGAAATGGGAGTAGCACCAGAACAAGCAAGATCTATTTTGCCACAAAACATGTATACCGAATGGTGGTGGACAGGATCGTTATATGCTTTTTCTAGGATATACAATCAAAGAATTGAAATACATTCTCAGTGGGAAGCAAGAGAATATGCAAGAGCAATTGGTCAAGTTCTTTCTTCTCTTTTTCCTGTATCTTGGAAAGCTCTGACAAAAAAAGCATAAATATATGCATTCAGATATAATTAGGAGAATAAAATGAAAAGTAAAATGTCATTGTATAATGAATTTATACATTTGTCTAGATATTCAAGGTGGTTAGAGGACGAAAAGAGAAGAGAAACTTGGGAAGAAACAGTACAAAGATATTTTACTTTTTTTAAGAAATATTTAAAAGAAAATTATAAATACATACTGGATGAGAACCTAGAAGTTGAATTAAAACAAGCAATTTTAAATCTTGAAGTAATGCCCTCTATGAGGGCATTGATGACCGCAGGCGAAGCCCTTGAGAGAGAAAATGTAGCAGGTTATAATTGCTCTTATGTCAATGTAAACAGACTAAGAGCATTTGATGAAATTCTTTATATTCTCATGAATGGTACAGGAGTAGGATTCAGTGTTGAAAGAGAATCAGTCAGTAAACTTCCTACTATCTCTGAGGAATTCACTCAGAGCGATACTACAATCGTTGTTCAAGACTCGAAACTTGGATGGGCAAGGGCATTCAAGGAACTTGTATCCTTACTTGTTGGTGGTCAGGTTCCAAGATGGGACTTATCAAAAATTCGTCCTGCGGGAGCAAGACTTAAGACCTTTGGTGGTAGAGCGTCTGGCCCAGAACCCTTGGATGATTTGTTCACTTTCACAGTTGAAACTTTTCGTAAGGCTGCGGGAAGAAAGCTTACAACAATCGAGTGCCATGATATCATCTGCAAGATTGCTGAAATTGTCGTCGTAGGTGGTGTTCGTAGATCTGCTCTGATTTCGCTATCATCTTTGACCGATGAAAGATTGAGAGATGCAAAGAGCGGGGCTTGGTGGGAAGCAAACCCACAAAGAGCACTCGCAAACAATTCTGTTGTTTATAAAGAAAGACCAGAAATTGGAACATTCATGGAAGAATGGATTTCTCTTTATAAGTCCAAGAGCGGAGAAAGAGGTATTTTTAATCGTTCCGCTGCAAAGAAGCAATGTGAAAGAGCAGGAAAACTAAGAGGAGATGAAGGCCCAGAAAGAAATGCTAATTATGATTTTGGGACTAATCCATGTTCTGAAATTGTTCTTAGAGATCGTGAGTTCTGTAATCTTTCTGAAGTTGTAGTCAGAAACGAAGACAATCTGAAAACACTAAAGAGAAAAGTAAGACTTGCTACCATACTTGGAACAATTCAATCAACACTTACTAATTTTAAATATATTTCTAGTGAGTGGAGTAACAATTGTGACGAAGAAAGACTTCTTGGTGTTTCCTTGACAGGAATCATGGATAATGAACTCACTTCCGGGTTAAAGGACAAAGAAGAACTTAGAAAGATACTAAGAGAACTCCGAAAGGAAGCAATAAAGACAAATAAAGAATTTGCTTCTAAACTAAAAATTAATGAGTCTGTTGCGATAACTTGTGTGAAACCATCAGGGACAGTATCGGCTCTTGTCAACTCCTCTTCGGGTATTCATGCAAGACATAACCCTTATTACATTCGTACTGTCAGAGCAGACACAAAAGATCCATTATGTATCTTTATGAAAGAAAAAGGGTTTCCTTGTGAACCATGTGTAATGAAGCCAGATCATACTATGGTGTTTTCTTTCCCAATGAAGTCTCCAGATCATGCTGTCTGTAGAAAAGATTTAACAGCAATTCAACAACTTGAATTGTGGTTATTATATCAAAAAGAATGGTGTGACCATAAACCAAGCATTACTGTTTCTGTACAAGAGCACGAATGGATGAATGTTGGTTCTTGGGTGTGGGATCATTTTGATGAGATGTCAGGTGTTTCATTCTTGCCCTTCTCAGATCACACATATCGACAAGCACCTTTCCAAGATTGTGATGAAAAAGAATACAACACTTTATTGGAGAAGATGCCTAAAGATGTTGATTGGTCTGAATTATCTTCATATGAAAACCAAGACAACACAATAGGATCTCAAGAGTTAGCATGTTCTGGTAATTCATGTGAGATAGTAGATATCGTCAGTAAATAAAAATTAAATTATTCTAATTTAGAACCCCCGAACTTACTAGAAGTTCGGGGGTTTTTGTATTATAAATACTATTATGAATATAGCAGGTATAGATTATTCTTTGCGTTGTCCATGTATTTGCAAAATAAATGTGGACTATACTTTTCATTTTGAAAATTGTAATTTTAATTACATAACAGACGTTGTAAAGTATCAAAGAGATACAGAGAATATAAAAGGATCTAAATACGAGGACTGGACCGAAGATCTACAGAGATACGAAACCTTAGCAGATTGGGTTGTTCAGTTCATAGGAGATTGTGATCAAGTGGCGTTAGAAGGTTATTCCTATTCATCAAGTGGTAGAGTTTTTCATATAGCAGAAAACACAGGAATATTAAAATATAAATTGTATCAGTTATCCATACCTCTTACTATATTTCCTCCAAGTGAAATTAAAAAATTTGCAACAGGAAAAGGAAATGCAGATAAAGAAAAGATGTATACTTCTTTTACGGAAGAAACAGGAATAGACTTAAAAAACAAGATAGACTACACAAGAGAAAAAATAGAAAGCCCATTAGCAGATATAGTCGATTCTTTCTATATTTGTAAAAAATTATGGAGTACAATTAAAACATGAACATAATATATGTCAAAAAAAGAAGAAAACCTGGACCACTGATAGGACACTGGAAATTAGACGAGACATCGGGGACGGTCGCGGCAGATTCGAGCGGCTACGGCAACGACGGGACCATC